GCGGGCAAGGGCCTTGGCGCACTGGCGCAAAGCGTTGAACTATTCGGAAAAGCTGCATTCTGGGAGGAGTATTTCGACGCGCCTTATATGATCGAGAACCCCGTAAGCACAATTTCGACGTATTGGCGCAAGCCGGACTATTCTTTCCACCCGTGGCAATATTCCGGACTAAATGCTGACGATTGCTACACCAAAAAAACGTGTCTGTGGACGGGTAATGGTTTCGTTATGCCAGAGCCGGACCACCCGGCAGACGTCGTACCCGACGACCGCATACACAAGGCAGCTCCGGGACCAGATCGCGCCAGTTTTCGCTCTCGTACACCGCAAGGCTTTTCTATTGCCGTCGCGGCCTCAAATTGTTGTTGACACACCGGAGCGCATGCCATAAAATGCGCTCTACTGTGTTAATGCCATTAGGAAAGGATAACAAATGGCTAAAGTAGTGAAGACGGCAGGCTTAAACGATGGCACCAACGGCAAGCGTTTCGCTTGGGGCTTGTACAGAAAGCGGTCTGTTAAATCCCGTTGGGGGATCTCGACTGGCCCGACAATGACGGGTTTCCACATGGGACGTCGGAGTCTCTATGTAGAGCATCGCGCAGCCATCAAACGGCTGCATCACTTCGCCGGTTAATACAACAGAGAGTCAGATATATTCTGGCTCTCCATTGTATCAATTGGAGGTTAGACAATGCACAGCTTAAAAGACAATCAGCTAGCAGTATATGAACATCTGCGGGAAGTTCTAGAGACAACAATCGAGGGCATGTACCCCCTTCAGAACAAACAAGTGGCTAAAATATACACCGAAGAGATACTAGATTATGCATATGTGCCAATTTGCGAGCTTGCAGACGACATCGAAGCAACAGAAAAGACCAATCCAGACATTTATTAATTCTCACCCCTTGACAATTGACGGTGTCGCACTATATTATACTCTATAGAGTACACAATAGAGATATTAATAAAGTTACACTGTAGCTCTATAGAGTACTCTATAGAGACCCACCGGAGGAGGATAAAATGAGATGCGCCATCTGTGACGCTAAGTTGCCAGACAATCAGCCATTGGAGAACGATATCTGTTCTGTTTGTCGAAATGCTATACGTCAAGCGTTTACCTATGATATTGAGGATGAAAATATACAATGCTTGCAGGACTTGTCGGGAAACTACTAATAACAGCCTACAATATGGAGACCAAAATGAAGCGCAGAGGAAAAGAGGCACATGCCCTGCAATCACCATTGTATCGCCAACGTGTCAGAACGACAAAAAAGCGTCCGTATTATGACGCTAAAGAGGTCATGGATAATGACTTTTCCCATGAAGGACTAACCCCTATTGGATACTACATAGAGGAGACTGTAGGAGATGAATAGAGACGAAATCCTGGAAACCGCACGTGGTCTGATAAATGGCGAACGTGCTGAACAATACGGAGACGCATATCTTAACCATGCCAGAATTGCGGCATTGTGGAATACATATGTTCGCTCAAGGCCTGACAACCTAACGCCTGTTGATGTTGCTATGATGCTTGTCTTGGTGAAAGTTGCCCGCAGTATCGAGACACCCAAGGACGATAGTTTTATCGACATAGCAGGGTATGCAGCATTGGCAGGAGAAATGTCAAATGTCAGGAAATGATGTCTTCCCCCTTGACAGCTTTTATTTTTCTGAGGCACTACAGGTTGCTGTTTACATATCTGTTCTGACTGTGTTTTATGTTCTATTCAAGAGGTTCAAATGAGTAACGAAATTACAGGAGGCGCTCCATCATTACCATTTCAAGTCTTTATGAAAGGCTTGGAGGATGTGTTTGGTCTGGATAAATCGGTCACGCCTTTCTTGATGAGCATGGCTGAAATCAATAACAAGCCAGCTGAATATTTTATCTGCATGGCCCTGGAGGAGTTCAAGATTTATCTTGACCAGGAACCTCACTTTGATGTAGACTTGGAAGACGACGACGACGATGGTCTTCATAAGATGTTAAGCAAAAAGGTAAACCACTGATGAATATATTCTACTTACATCCTGACCCTCTTACCACGGCAGAAATGCACTGTGATAAGCACTGCGTCAAGATGATCCTAGAGACAGCGCAGATGCTATGCACTGCTCACCGTGTGCTGGACGGTGACGAGAGGGCAGACAAGCTGGGCATGTACAAGACTGCTCACCTTAACCACCCCTCTACCAAGTGGGTCAGAGGATCACGCTTGCAGTACGAGTGGACCTATCACCTGTTCAAGTTCCTATGCTCTGAGTACACCAGTAGGTACAACAAGGTACACCTGACAGATAAAAAATTAAAAGAAGTCTTGCGTACACCTCCGCACTCTATCACTGACAGCGGGGAGTACACACAACCACCACAGTGTATGCCTGATCAGTACAAGGTACAGGACGATGCGGTACACGCTTACCGTAGTTATTACAAGGGCGAGAAGTCCGGGTTTGCAAAGTGGGCTTACACACATACACCTGATTGGTGGGGAGACCACATTTTATGAGCGACGTTGTAGCCGTTAAGACTCACCAACCCTGTGACAAATGTGAATCATCAGATGCCTTAGCCGTCTATAACGATGGGCATACATATTGCTTCAGTTGTAATACCTATGGCGAGACAAGAGAGGATTATATGCAGCCTTTGAGAAAACAACAACCAAAACCAGACACGCCTTGGTCTTCTAGGAATATATCCAAGGCAGTGCAAGACCTATACGAGGTGACCGCTTCTGACCTTAGAGTTGTCTTTCCTTATTTTGACAATGAAGGTATGAGGATCGCTACCAAGATCAGGTCGAAAGGGAAAGAGTTCCAAACAGAAGGGGACTTCAAGAACTCAGTGCTTTTCGGATCGCAAACCTTGGGCAAGGATGTCGGAGTCAGTTCAGACACCTTGATCGTTACTGAAGGCGAAGCAGACGCACTGGCAGCGTTCCAGATGGCTAACGCTGTCTCGCCGGATGCCCAGACCTATACCAAGGGCAGACATTCGTCCAAGATTGTCCATGTAATGTCCATACGATCAGGACAAGCCAGTGCAGAGCGTGATTTTAAGAGCAATCTTGAACTGCTTGAGAAGTTTAAGCGGGTGTTCATCTGTTTCGATGCAGAGCCAGAGGCTAGACAAAACGCTGAGAAATGCGCTAGGCTACTCAGGCCCGGTAAGGCTTACATCGTAGAGCTAGAACATAAGGACGCTTGTGAGTACACTGCCAAGGGCCTACAGAGCGAGTTCCTTGCACGGCTGAAGAATACCCAGTGCTACACCCCAGCTGGCATCAGGAACGCCGCTACGGACTTTAACGGGCTATGGTCTGAACAGAACCTACGCAGTATGCCTTTCCCTTTTCCAGAGTTGCAAAGCAAGACCCTTGGCACTAGGGCTAGGGAGATCGTCACTTGGGCAGCTGGCACAGGGGTAGGCAAGAGTTCTCTGCTACGGGAGCTACAACATTATTATCTAAAGACTACAGACCAGAGCATTGGCATTATTGCCCTTGAAGAATCAGTGGATCGCACTAGGCGTGGTATCCTGGCGGTTGAGGCCAATGACCGCCTACATCTTAATGAAGTATTCGAGAAGTATTCGAGAGAACAAATCAGGGAATACTTTGACAATACTTTAGGAACTGGGCGAGTATTTATCTACGATCATTTCGGATCGTTGGAGATGGATGACTTGTTGGATCGTGTCCGGTACATGGTGCAGGGCTTGGATTGTCAAGTGATATTTATTGACCATCTGAGTATCCTAGTGTCAGGTTTGGAGGTTGTTGATGAACGTAAGGCAATTGACCGCACCATGACCCTCCTAAGACAGGTCACTGAGGAGACAGGATGCTGCATACACCTAGTCACACACCTGAGACGCTTGTCGTCTGACAGGTCGCATGAGGAAGGCATGGAGGTCAACCTAGGGCATCTCAGGGGCAGTCACGGGATAAGCCAAATCAGCGACAGCGTGATCTCCTTGGAAAGGAACACACAGAGCGACGATCCTGTGGAGTGTAACACTACCACCCTAAGAGTTCTGAAATGTCGATACACTGGTGACGTTGGTACAGCTGACCGCTTGCTATACGACAAGAGTTCTGGTAGAATGGATGTAGTAACAGAGGAGTTCTAAGATGATTAAATGGTCTTACGATGAGGAAATCACAGCTGAAGAGTTTATCAGGCGCATACAGCCAATTGTTTGTGATCCAGTTTCTACATTAATGGAATGCGATGGTGATATGTGGTTGAGTGACTACAGCAAACTTGTTTCTGCCTTTTGGCGTTTGAAGAATGCTGTAGACAATATGGATAAGGAGGAAGATACACTGGAAATGTTATCCAAGATGGACGAACAGAATGCTTGGGATGAATGAGGCGAGGATGACTGAAGATTATTATGAAGAAGTACTGCTCCTTCGCAAGAAGGTTGAGAAGTACGAGATTATGTTCAAACATGCAATGGCTGAAAAGACTGGTCACTTCTTTATCTGTGGTGAAGCAGGTGAGAAGGATAGCATGGGGTTGCCTGAGAAGATTATGGTTTGCCCAGCATACGGACTAGACGGTTTTGCATCGTATAAGAAGGACAGAGATTATTCTGCTCCTGGCTGGTGAGGGTTATCCAAGATGGACGAACAGAATGGCTAAACCTAATATTCTAACCTATACTCCCCGCACCAAGGTGCGTAGACGTAACAAACCAAGACCCTTTAATCACTCCAAGAAAGTTTCCAAACGGTCTGGTTTTAAAAACATGAGAAAACGCATGAGAGGACAGGGATGATCAAGGTTGCTTTAAAGGACTCTATGGGTAGTGATCTTTCAGTGGTCAATGCTGCTAGGGTGAGCTTTGACAAGGAGCATGAGTATGTTAAAACTGGCGACACTAAGCTTATAAAGTATCTTGCCGATAACAATCACTGGTCTCCGTTTGCACACACCAGTGTCCAGTTTAGGATCAAGGCCCCTATCTTTGTCGCTAGGCAGTTGGCAAAGCATCAGGTAGGATTGTCATGGAACGAAATTAGCAGGAGATATGTTGACCAAGAGCCTGAGTTCTATTATCCTAAAAAATGGCGAGGAAAGCCTGTGGATAAAAAACAAGGAAGCTCTGAAGAAATAATCGATATTAATCCTGTTACTAAATCTGGACCTGCAATGGTGGACGACTATCACCACGCTATTAAAAAGTGCATATGGACCTACAATAATCTTTTATACAAGGGCGTTGCACCTGAGATGGCAAGAATGGTTTTACCCCAGAGTATGTTTACCGAATGGTACTGGACAGGCTCTGTCTATGCCTTCTCTAGGATTTGTAAGCAGCGCTTGGGTAAAGATGCCCAAGAGGAAACCAGTGAGGTTGCGTCTTTAATATCTAAGCAGTGTGAAAGACTTTTCCCAATCTCTTGGAAAGCTTTGGGCAATATTGAAGGAAAATAAAATGAACATGAACGAGTATCAACGCAGGGCCTCTTTAACTGCTGTGTATCCTAAAGAGAAAGCCTTTGAGTATCTTGCGACTGGGTTAGTAGCGGAAGCAGGAGAGGTGTCTAGCATAGTCTCTAAATGGATTAGGGGGGACAGGGGGACCATACCCAATCTTAAAATGCAAAAAGAACTAGGAGATGTGTTGTGGTTTGTCTCTGAAATGTCTAAAATGATAGGTACTAACTTATCAATGGTAGCTGAAGTTAACCTAAAGAAACTAGAAGACAGGCAGAAACGCCACGTACTGAAGGGGGATGGAGACGACAGGTGAGAACAGTATTCCTCGACATAGAAACAGACGATTTAGATGCTGCTTTAATCTATTGCGTAGTTACTTACGAGGAATCTGTATGCTTTAAAGAGTGGCTGGAACCAGCTGGCTTAGCCGATTATCTTAAAGGGGCTGTGGTAGTCGCTCACAACGGCCTTAGCTTTGACTTCCCTGTATTGGCTAGGTTGTGGGACATACGTCTTACAATGGATCAGATGCGGGACACGCTTCTATTGTCAATGATGGAGAACCCGGCTAGGGAAGGAGGACACAGCTTGAAAGCATGGGGTACTCGTCTTGGGTACGAGAAAGTAGAGTTTAACGACTTCACAGCTTTTACCTCAGAGATGTTAGAGTATTGCAGACAAGATGTTACAGTTTGTAGGCACCTGTATAGTTTCCTACAGAATGCTATGCTGGAGTTCTCAGAGAAGTCCATATCAGACGAGCATCGAATGAGGATTGTAGCAGACCGGATCAGCAACAATGGTTTCAAACTGGACAAGGACAAAGCTGTCAAGCTGTACAATTCCCTTGTCCTGGAACAAGAACAGATCGAGCAAGAGTGTCGCAACTTGTTCCCGCCAATTGTCGAGGAGAAGTACTCTGACAAGACTGGCAAGAGATTGAAGGATAAGATCACAGAGTTTAACCCAGCGTCTAGGCAGCAAATAGCATCTAGGTTGATAGAACTAGGGTGGGTTCCTACAGAACTTACGCCTACTGGCCAGCCAAAGGTGGATGAGAAAACACTGTCTAATTGTAGCATTCCAGTTGCAGAAACATTGGCTACATACTTTATGCTTCAGAAACGCTCTGCCCTTGTAAAGTCATGGATCAAGTCATGCACAGATCAAAACAGGGTCCATTGCAAGTACCGAACCTTGGGAGCAATTACAAACCGGATGAGTTGCGTTGATCCTAATCTACAACAAGTCCCAGCTGTCAGGGTCCAGTATGGCAAGGAGTGCAGAGAGTTGTTCAAAGCTGCCCCCGGTAGCAAGTTGCTGGACACAGATGCAGCAGGTCTGGAGCTTAGGGTACTGGCCCACTACATGAGCGATGACAAGTTTACCAAGGAAGTCTTAGAGGGAGACGTACACACAGCTAACCAGAAAATGGCAGGACTTGATACGAGAGACCAAGCCAAGACATTTATCTATGCTTTGTTGTACGGTGCAGGTGACGCTAAAATAGGCGCTGTGGTCAATGGCAGTGCCAAAGACGGTGCAGAGCTACGGTCACGGTTTATGTCTAATATGCCAGCCTATAAGAGACTTAGCGAAGCTGTCATTAGAAAAGGAGAGAGTCAGGGCAAACTAAAGGCTATTGACGGCAGGGTCTTGCGGGTACGTTCCGGCCATGCCAGCTTAAATACCTTGATACAGGGATCATCAGCTGTCCTAATGAAGAAGTGGTTTATGTATGTCGATCACCATCTCAGAACACGTAAGATACGATCCAAGATTGTCGCTATGATCCATGACGAATTAGTTTTGGAAAGCGACGAGAAAGATATTGACGCTGCCACAGAATCTGTTATACTATCTATATCGCAAGTTAACAAAGCCTACAATCTACGTTGCAAATTGGAATGTGATGTACAGGTAGGCAACAACTGGAGTGAGATACACTAATGGCTAATAAATATTCCTATCTTGAAGGCACAATGTTCTATCCGTTTATCTTCGACCAAACTGACAAGTTTGATCGCTACTCTGTTGCTCTTGGCCTTGAAGGAGATCAGGTTAAAGCTGCTAAGAGCTTGGGTTTGAGTGTCAAGCAAGAATCTGGCAAGATGGACGATATGGCATACGTCCAGCTGAAGAGTAACTATAAGCCTGTCCTAGTGGACAGCGAAGAGAACGAGTACAGCGGACCTACTCAACTCAGCAACGGTTCCAAAGGCGTTGTACGTCTGTCCCAACGTCCCTACAACAACAAGTATGGACAAGGCGTGACTACGTTTATCAACGCTGTCAAGATCACTGACCCTATTGAGTACGTCAGTTTAGATGACGAGCCGGGTGGGTTCTCCACACCTAAGAAAGAAGTCGTTGACGATATGAGCGACGATGTTCCGTTCTAGGTGACTGGCAAAAAAGATTACGGACATTGGGACATTAGTCTGGTAGGCAAATTTAACCCTGATAAACATCTTGGGTTTGTCTACCAGATTACCCATAAAGAGTCCGGTAAAAGCTACATAGGGTGTAAGCATCTTTGGAAGTTTAGTAAACGCAAAAAGGTCAGTGCTAGTGAGTGGCGTTATTATTACTCCAGCGGTAAATACCTAAAGCCTCACATTGAAGAGCTAGGAACAGACGCATTCACCTTTGTCATTCTAATGTTATGTAATAACAAACGTGATTTGTATTACAATGAAGAAAAGATACAGATGCAATTGGGAGTACTTGAGAGCGAAGATTACTATAATGCCCACGTTGGAGGAAGACGCTTCTATCGTCCTGTAAAAAGCTACGACGAAAACTTTAGAAAAAAGCTAAGTGAGTCAGCTAAGGGTACGGGCAACGGTAGATACAGGGGTAGCTTTTATATTCTTTACGAAAGCGGTATAGAGGTACTGGTAGAAAACCAAACAGTAGAACAATGGTGCGAGGAGAACGGCTATAACAAAAGCGGATTGTCCAGATTACGCAGAGGTAATCAAAAGACTTATAAAAACATAATAGCAATGGAGTATGCAAGTGAGCGAGACTAAAACCATAGATACTTTGGTAGACGACATTTATAATCTTGTCGATACCGGAAAGAAAAATCCAGATCAGGAAGCCTTGTTCGCTTTGGGTAGTACAGTTATGGATGCTGTCAGGCGTCAGCTATGGATGGCTACCTCAGATATGCCCGGTAGGTTACGCATGTCCAACATAGGCAAACCATGCAGTAGGTCTCTTTGGTATGATGTTAACGGGGATGACAAAGTAGAATCTCTCAGTCCTGAAACACGTTTAAAGTTTATGATTGGTGACATTGTAGAAGCTCTTGTAGTTTACCTAGCCAAGGAAGCTGGACACTCTGTTACTGATCAACAAGCAGAAATTGAAATGGAAGGTATCAAAGGCCATATCGATTGCGTAATAGATGACGAGCTTGTCGATATTAAATCTGCATCTTCGTTTGCCATGAAGAAATTTAAAAACGGTACGCTACCTAATGACGATCCCTTTGGTTACATCTCCCAGATCAGTGGCTATGGTAACGCACTTGGTAAAAAGCGTGGTACATTCCTTGCTTTCGACAAGAGCAGTGGGGAACTGGCTACATACACGCACTCTCAATTGGAG